CGGATGGCAGGTCATCACATTTCATCTTATCCCAGTAATTCTTTTTATAAATGGGTGCCACGTCCTCAACGGTGAGTTCCTTCATGTCTTTTGTGCCTCCCCATTCTTGATAGACTCTTTTGGTGACACCTAAGTTTGTTTCTCCGCCTGGATCTTCTGGATGGTTCACATAACCACCTTCGTGATGCAGGATTGTTTTTAAGCATTTATCATAGTTCTTTTTCATTTAATTCACCACCTTCAATAAAAATCTTTTTTGTATTAAGTTTCTTTTCTTTTTTATTTGTTTCATATTTTTAGTTAATTTTCTTCTAACGTCCTTTATATAGCCGGGTGCATCTTGAACATCCATAATACTGAATGTACGCTTTCCAGGGCGTCTGTATTTTTTTTCATCTTCCTTAAATTTATAATATTGTGCATATATCTTCAGCTTTTCACACATTCGGGCAACCATTCGGGCTTGTTGTATAGTGCTTTCAGCATAATCTAAATAATCATCCCTACCTTTTTCTATTGCAATTGTAATCTTATGTTGTAATTCATAAAGATACCTATCTAAAATATCTTCTATCCAAAAGATATTGCTTTTTGTAAGTTTTACGTCGTGCCCTTTTATTTTAGAAATATGATTTTTTAACTTACTTTCATTTTCCTTTAATTTATTTATTCTGTCATATTTATGCTTATCACCTAAATATTTCATATATTCCGTGATATTTTTAATGCCTAATTTTTCTTGTGCTTCTGAAAAATTATTTACGCGTATATCTAAATTTAATTTCTTTCCAGGATTTATTTTTTTCATATTTTCTCCTCACTTAAATTTTTTCATGAAATAGGGTAATAACCATTTATTATCCCTAAAGACCTGTGCCAGGCCGTTTGTTAGCGTGTTAACGACCACTTCTTCGCTATCTTCTTTATCCAGCGGTTGTCCGGTTTGTGTTAACGAATTGATGTAGGCCACGCCGTGCAATATTTCATGGAGCAGGGTATTGGCTTCATCAAGAGGCGATAGACCTTTTTGTATTGTTATTTGATTTTTACGGTGTTCGTATTCGCCGTAGCAATCGGACTGCTTTTGAAAGGTTGATGTATCACGCTCAATGGTTATATCTTGATACCCAATCTTTATCGTCTTCTCAAGTTGTCCATTAGTTCTGTCCATGCGTCTTTCTCCTTTAGTTTATTCCTTTTATCGGGAATCGTTTTTGGTTTATATTTTGATGTGCGAAGTTCTTTTGCCATAGGATTCTTTTTCCTTTTATATTTAAAAGTAACTTTATGCATTTCATTAAAGAACGCTTTCTTCTTCTTCTATATCTGGCAATACGTCCATAATACAATTATCTGTATAACAGTCCATGCCGTGTTTTATTTGCATAAAGCTATCAGGATCTACGGAATTAACCGTATCCCACACATCAACTTGATATTCGCCGTGCCTATCAATAAATTCATCACGCGTCATATCAACGGCGTCTTCTTCCATTTCCATAAGCCATTGTTTTACTTTACCCATTTCTTTCTCCTTTGTTATGTTTCTAAGTATAATGGTGTATACACTCCCATGTTGGATCCTGCAATATTAAAATCAAAATATTCGGATGCCTCATCATAGGTCATCTCATCCCTTTCCATGAGAATATTGAGAATGTCCTCGACTTTATAGACCACGCGCGTTCTCTCGCCGTCCCAAGTTGTACCGAGAATGGCTTCATCATAGCCATCCGCGAATAAAATATCAGGTTCATCGCCGCAATATAGGTCTTGTATCTCGTCTCTGGTCATAGGATCTTGATACCATAATTTTGGAACACGGACAATGGACAAATTGCCACGTAACTGGGTTACGTCCAGATTGGCAGAAAACCGCCGTTTTATATTTTGTATAGAATGTTTTAAAAATAATTAAAAAAATATTTTATAAAAAAGTTTTAAAATGACGTAACCACGTAACCACCCCCAAAAACCATTGAAAAACAGCGAAAAACAGGTTACTTTTCAGACGTAACCAGACGTAACCAGACGTAACCTCGACAGACTGAGGATTTTCTGGTTAAACAAAAATATTATATATTATTATTGTATTTTTTATATTCTTATATAAAATAAAACGTGTATTAAAGAAAAAATCATGCCTAAAATTAGAAACGGACAATTAAGCCCAAAACAAAGAGCTTTTGTAGATATATTTGTTAAGGAAAATGGGCGTTTAACAGCAACAGAATGTGCTAGACAAGCTGGATATTCTGAGAAATCTGCTGTTTCCCAGGCTTGTAATTTAAGAAATCCCAAGTATTTTCCAAAGGTTGTTGAAGCTATTGAGGAATTACAAAGAGAATATGCAGAAGCTAGTAAGATAGATTTTGTTAAACATTCAAGAGAATTAGCAAGGTTAAGAGATCACGCTGTCACTAATGGGCAGTTAGGTCCTGCTGTAAATGCTGAATTTAGAAGAGGTCAATTAGCAGGATTTTATGTTGATAGAAAAGAAGTTGTGACCGCTTCTCTCGATAATATGTCCAGACCAGAATTAGAAGCTAAACTTAAAGAGATCCGCGATCACAATATTGTTAATGGTGAAGCTATTGGTGTTGAGGTTAAAGAAATTAAAGATGATGAGAGCCTAGAATTAGTAGAAGCAAAATCATTAAAAAAATAATAACCTTAAAAAATATAAATAAAAACATTATCTAAACTTGATCCCATGTGCGTTAACATCCATATATGTTGCTTTATTCCTACAATTAATAGAGCAGTATCTCTCAAATTTTCCCATCTTCGCTTTTACGCCACACATATAGCATTTACGATCAACTAAAATTTCCTCTTTCTTTGGTTTTGATTGATTATAATATTCTGGCATTAAAAAATTATCTTTGGTCATCTTTTTCTCCAAAGTGATTGTGCATGGAGTTAATTCCTAAGTTATAGACCATTTCCTCATGAAATTCCTTTAACGCTTTCTCCATTTCTTTTTTTGGTTCAGATAAAATATTCATTATTCTATCTGTTACGTAGTGCATACACACTCTATTATCTTGTTGTTCGTATTTCATTTTATTTCTCCTCTTCTTTCCATTTTTTTAGTAGTTGCTCGTTTGTTGAATCGTCAATGTAGTAAGTGTAGCCATTTAAATTGATATAGACCGCATTATCATCAACGACATCTATTCGCATATTTCCAATTCCTATTTCAGTTCTTTCCATTTCTACCACCATTCTGGTTGTTGTCTGCCTTTTTCCCATTTGGCGAAAGTTTTTTCGCCTTTATAATAATTACGATAGGCAGTTACGTAATCATTGTCCTTATATTCATCTGGCATACATTGAGGTGGATCTGTAAAATCTCCTTCTGGTAGTTTTTTAACTAAGTCTTTCTTATAAATTGTGTTTATTATTTTAGATGATTTATGTAATTTTTTAAATCGTGTACAGTACTCTTGACTAATCCAAACAGCATTTTCTAACGCCCACATAAAATTATCACGATTATCGCCTACCCATATTGTCATGGGATGTTTGGGGTACGCCGATTTATAGAGGTAATCTAGTTCCCCTGTGTGTCGTTGTACTGCTGTCGATAACATCTGTGCTGATTCTAATAACATTTTAGGTATATGTTTATCACACAAATACTGTGCTGATTTTTCTGGTGTTTTATCTAAAAAAAATATATTCATTATTATGTTATAGTCTGCTCATTTTTATTCGCAATAATTTTTTCCAAATAATAGTATTTACGTTTCTTTCTAATTCCAACTCTTACACTACCATTTAAAATATCTTTTAACATATTTAATTCTTTTTCATCCCAATCGTTAAACCTAACAATTTTTCCGTCTGATAAATGTATATGCAAAAATGCTCTCTTAACACTCCACCCACTACAACCTAACGTAACAGATATAACATCTAAATTTCTATATGTAACAGCACTCATATTAGCACCACCACTATTATTACTAAAATTACAATCCACAATATATGTGCCATTTTTTCTCCTTTGTTGTGGGTAGTTTACAGGAACTCTTGATTACTTTGTGTAATATTTTAGATTTATAAGTTGATATCAAAGCCAACATTTCATTATTCTAAATCTCAAACACAATCCTCTTGGCACTACCCAAGCCATATTTAATAAGGGATTAACACATAACGATAGCTTGCCGAACCGCCCTCATTCTTTAT